CGTCGGAGTCGACCGACAGGATGGCGGGCTTCGGCGGCTGGCGCTTCTGGATCACGGGGCGCAGCGTGATCCCGGGATTGAAGTCCGGGATCGGGCCGGACGCGGCGGTGAAGATTTCCGGCGCGTAGTCGACGAGCGTCAGTGTCGCCGACAGATCGGCGCGCGGCTCGATCGAACGAACCAGGAACTCGCGCGACTCGCGGCCGGCCTCGCCGTAGAGCGCGTGATCGCCGATGGCCGGCATCGGATCGCCGGCCGCGATCGGGGTGACCAGCGTGAACGTCGCCTGCTCGCCGGCCGCCGCCGTCACCGGCGCGTACACGGTCGCGCCGGTCGCGGTGCGGAAGCGCAGCGCGTAGCTCGCAGTGCCGACGAGCTGCGCGGCGTCGAGGGTGACGGCCGTCAAGTTGCCGCCGCCGTCGAGGACGAGGGCCTTGACGCGCGCGGCGCCGAGGCCGATCAGCGCCGTGTCGTGCGTGACGCGCACCAGATCGCCCCGCTCGCAGACGAGGAACTCCAGATCGGTGTCGAGCGACACGATCCGGGGCCGCAGCCGGGCCGTCGCGAGGTAGCGCCGGGCGGCCTGGTAGGCCAGCGTCGCGCTCGTCGTGTACGGCAGGTCGAGCACCTCCTCGCGCGTCGCGTTGGTGGCGGTGTAGCCGTCGTCGTAGACGCGGATCTCGTCGACCTGGTGCAGGGTCGCCGCGTTCGGGAAACGCACTTTCAGCATGTGCGGCAGATCGCCGTAGAGCCGCGTCACCTGGAAGTTGCGGCTGTTGCGCGGGCTGAAATGCTGCACCGGCACCGTGCGCGGCGCGTCGTGCACGACGCTGAACTTGCCGTCGCGCACCGTCGGGCTCGCGAACCCGGTCGCCGCGATCTCCTGCAGCATCTCCCACACGGAGCGGCGCTCGGCAATCACCGCGTCGAAGCTCAGGCCCTGCGCGTCGCAGGCCTGCGCCCAGGTGAGGATCGTCGGCAGATCGAGCCGGCTGTCGTCGAGCGGCCGCGCGTTGCCGGGCCCACGCAAGACGTCGCAGAAGGCCCAGGCGGGATTGCGCGTCGCCTGCGGGCTCGACCAGCTGCTGCCGTTCCACACCGGCAGCAGGCGCTCGACAGTGCAGTTCAGCGTGTCGATGACGCCGTTCAGCTGGTCGCTGGCCTGGGCGCGCACCGCAATTAGCGCGAGGCCGTCGCGCGTCACCGGCGCCTGGTACTGGATCGAACGCAGCGTCGACAGGTAGCTCGTCTCGAAGGTCGTCGACTGGTTCTCGCCCGTGTTGTCCGACTGGTCGTCGATGGTGATGCGGGCCACGCCGACCGAATACTGGCCGCGCGGCACGAGGAAGCGCACCGAGCGCCGCACCACGGCCTTCGAGTACCCCGAGATCGTGAACACGCCGCCGCCGTTGATGGTGACGCCGCCGCCGGCATCCTGCTGCAGCGGGGCCGCGTTGTAGCCCGACATGCCGGGGCCGTAGTACAGCACCTGGAACTGGACGTTGATCCCGAACTTGACGTTGCGATCGGTGACGCGGCCCATGCCGTTCGGAAACACGATTTCGATCGACACCTCGTCCGTGTCCGGCTCGGTCGAGCGGTAGGTGAAGCCCTGCACCTGGCGCAGCTCGACCGACAGCGCCTGCTCGCGCACCTGGCGCGGGAAGAGTCCCGGATCGGTGTCGGTCGACGCGCCGCTGCGCACCTCGAGCGTCGTGTTCTTGAGGTTGCCGAGGGGCGTGTCGCCGACCTTGATGTTGGAGAACGCGGCCTGCCCCTCGATCCCGAACAGCATGCGGATGTACTGCTGATCGGCCGACCAGGTCTCGGTGTACGGCAGCGCGGCGAGCGGCGGGTGGTAGTTGAGGATTCGCCCGTAGACGACCGGCACGACGCCATAGGGCCGCGCCTCGTTGCGCGTGCCGGTGATCGTGTAGCTCGCCGTCGGCGCGTCCTCGCGGCCGCCCGACAGCGTCTGCCGCGGGCTCGGCGCGATGGCCTGTGCAATCAGGGAGGTCGCGAGCGTGATCACGCCGCGCACGACGAGCTGGCCGATGTTGACGCCGGCGAACGCGAGCCCGCCGAGCGGCGGGATGAAGGCGCCCAGCGCGAAACCCGCGAGCGTCACGAACAGCGAGCCGAAGTCGTCGCCCGGCAGCGCGTTGACGACAATCCGGCGCCCGTCCTTCGGGCGCACCGTCGCCCACAGCTCGGCCGGCACCTTCGCCTCGTCGAGGGTCACCGCGGCGTACGCCAGCATCCCCGGCGACACGCCGCCGCGCGTCGCGATCTCGAGCAGGATGTCGGCGACCGTGCCGCCGGCCGGCAGCGCGAGCTGCAGCACCTGGTCGCGGAACGGGTGCGGCTTGGCGGTGACCGTCAGCATCGCCAGAACCCGAGCCCGCGCCGGGCCCAGGCGGGCCGGCGGTAATCCTCGATCACGGACTGGCGGTCGCGCAGGATGTGCAGCATGCGGCCGGGCTCGACGACGACGCCGATGTGCGCCATCAGATCGCCGGTGGCGAACAGCGCGAGATCGAACGGCTGCTCGACCGGCACTTCGCTGAACAGCGCGCGGCCCTCGCCGATCAGCGCGTCGCGGTGCGCGCGCTCGGCGGCGTCGAGGCTGGTGTAGCGATCGTCGTAGCTCGGCAGCGCGCGCCCGAGCAGCTCGGCGTAGACGAGGCACACGAGGCCCCAGCAGTCGACGCCCTCGCGGGTGCGCCCGCGCGGCGCGAAGGGCAGGCCCACGTAGTCAGCGATCGACGGCATTGAAAAGCCCCGGGAACTCGGTCGGCGCGAAACGGCGGTACGGGAACGGCTCGGCGGTCAGCGCCTCGTAGGTCAGCTCGGAGCGGATGGTCAGCGCGTTGTAATTGATCGAGCGCAAGGTGAAATGCCACGGGCCGCGTTCGACGACGTTCGGCGTGCCGGCCATGATCACCTCGAGGGTGATCGTCGGCGGTGTCTGCAGCTGCTCGAGCTGGCTGATGATGGTCTGATCGACGGCGTCGATCTGCAGTTCGACCTTGGGCAGCTGGCCGTCGACCTCGGCCGGGATCTGCGGGCGGAACGCGAACGGCAAGTACGTGTCGCCGCGCGAGACGACGGCCTGGTTGTTGTCCACGAGCCGGATCGGACTCGTCAGCGCGGCGTGATCGATGGTCAGCAGGTGCAGCCAGATCTCGCCCGTCGCGGGCGCGAACAGCGAGGCCTTGCCGGGCGTCGACAGCGGGTAGCTCACAGCTGCAGCTCGAGCTCGAGGAGCGCGCGGTAGTAGCCCGCGCCGATCGGCTGCAGCTGGTAGCGCGACACGAACGCGAGCGACACGCTCGCGCCGGTGCGCGGATGCAGCCAGTCGAACGCGTCGACGCCGCCCGACAGTGTCGAGTCGTAGAAGGTCTCGAGCGTCGCCACCTGGTCGACAGTCAGGATCAGCGGCACCGAGAAGCGACGCACGACCGCGGTGTAGCGTCGGCGGCGCTTGGCCGGGCCGACATCCATCTCGGTGCGGATGGTCGCGTCCTGCACGGACTCAAGCGCGCCCTCGAGCAGCGACGCCTGCGGCAGGGTCGACGGCCAGGCGGCCATCAGCGCGACGCCAGGCCCGGCGCGAGGCCGAGCTCCCGCGTGCCGGCGCCGGTGCCGACCGCGCCGGCCAGCGCGTCGAGCACGCCGAGCTCGAGCGTGCGGCGACCGCCGACGCTGCCGCGATCGCGCGCGTTGAACGGCACGCCGGTGTTGTTGATGATGGTCACGCCGCCCCCGCCCCCGCCGTTCGGCACGATGGTGCCGGCCGTGCCCGGCACCAGCAGCTCGGGCCCGCGCTCGCCGACGACGTAGGCCTTGCCCGGCACGACCGGCCCGCCGTTCGCGCGGAAGCCGCCGAACAGCGACGAGAACACGCCCGACACGCCGCCGAATTTTTCGAGCGTGCCGCGCGCGAGGGCCGCCAGCGGCTCGGTGACGAAGGTGCGGGCGGTGATCCGCAGCAGATCGTCGGCAAGGCCACGCACGACGTCGCCGAGCGATTCGGCATTGACGATGGCGTCCTCGAACGCAGACGAAAACGTGAGCCCGAGATCGGCCGCGGCGGTGTCGAGCTGGCTGGTCGCGGCGGCGGCGCCCTCGGTGGCCGCCTCAAGCTCGTTGAAGACCTCGACGGCCTTGCGCGCGTACTCCTCGGAGTTCGCGCCGAACGCGGCCTCGAACTCGCGCAGCTCGGCGAGCGCGCGCTCACGCGGGGTGGAGATAGACTCCCGCAGCTGCTCGAGGCGGCGCCGCGACTGCTCGACCTCGCCCGCAAACGCCTGCTCGCGCTCGCGCGCGTAGTCCTGCAGGTAGGCGCGCACGCTGTCCGACTCACGCCGCAGCGCCTGGGCGACGCGCTCGGCCTCGCGGCCCGCCTTCTCGGCGGCTTTGGCGGCCGCTTCGGGATCGATGTCGAGCGGACTGGCGGCGACCTGCGCGGTGATCTGCCGGCGCTCGGTGCCGCGCTCGGCGGCGCGCGACAGGATCGCGCCATCGCGTGCGTCGCGCAGATCCCGGATCTGCTGCGTGATCTCGGCGATGCGCCGGCGCGTCGACTCGATCCCGTCGTCGGCGGCGCCGAAGACGTTGAAGAACTCGAGGAAGTCGAGCTTTGAGCGCTGTACCGCACGCGACGCGTCGAGCAGCACCTCGCGCACGCCGAAGAACGCATCGGTGAAGAACGGCGCGATTTGCGGCAGCGTCGACGCGACGCTGGTGAAGAGGCTGGTCAGCGCCGGCGCCAGTGCGGTCGCCACGGCCTCCGAGGCCTGGCGCACCGACAGCTGCAGCTCGCCGAGGGAGTCGTTGAACGCGTCGAACTGATCCGCCTGCTCCGTCGTGATGACGCCGCCCAGTTCGACGAAGCGATCGGTCAGCTCTTGCAGCGCATCGCCGCCGGCGAGCAACAGCGGCGCTAGTTCGCGGTAGCTGCGGCCGAGCAGCGCGGCGCCGGTCGCGGCGCGCTCGGTCGGGTTGTCGACGCGCGCGAGGGCGTCGCCGATCGATGCGAGCTGGCTGACGAGATCCTGGCGGGCGAGCTCGGCGGCGGACAGGCCCAGCCGGCGCAGCGCGCGGGCAGCCTGCTCGCCGCCGCCGTTGGCGACGTCGATGAGATTGCGCGACAGGCGCTGGGCCGCGCCCGCGATGGTGTCGACGGAGGTGCCGAGCTGGCCGGCGGCGAATTCCAGGAAGGACAGCTGCTCGACCGACAGGCTGGTCGCGAACGACAGATCGCGCAGGCGATCGCCCAGATCGATCACCTGGCGCGCGGCGCCCGTGATCGCCGCGAGCGACAGGCCGGCGCCGATGCCGGCCAGCGCCGCCGTCGCGAGCCCGGCGGCGCGCTGGATGCCGGCCGAGGCCCGGTCGACGACGCTGGTCGCGCGGGCCATGTCGGCCTGCAGCTTGCCGACGTTGGCGCCGAGCTCGACGACGAGCGATCCGAGAGTTGCCATCAGGGGCCTTTCAGGGCGTCCAGCAGATCAGAGAAGGTCGAGGTGGCCGGCGTGGCGGGCGCGTCGCGCTCGCCGGGCAGGAAATCCTCGGCCGTGTACGGTTTGCCGTCCTTGCCGCGGTTGACGTTGCAGATGACCGCGCACACCTGGGCGAGCATGACGACGATTGCGCGCGTGCCCCAGGGCTCGCGCCGGTAGTCCTCGAGGTGCGCCAGGTACTCGGCCGGATCCATCGTCGCGCCGAGCTCGGCGACGGTGCGGCCCAGATCGCGCGCGAGCCCGCGCGCGA